GAAGCCCGAATGACCGAAACTGCTTAATTGATAAGGAACTATATTATGATCTCGACTATCTACAAAACTAAATCTGAACAACGTGCTGAAACTGAGAAGCAGGTCAAACTCTTTTTGAAAAAGGGTGGATCGATTGAAGTTGTGAAGCCACGTAAAGCACCAAAGCCACGCATGTCAGGTAAAGTTACACGATCTGGTTCCACTGGGACTTCTGGTTTTGCGACTGGATTCCCTACCAAGAGTTGCATTTAAGTGTTGTCTTTAATTCACACTTGTGGTATAATAGTTGTATGATGATTGAAAAGGATCTACAGATGTCAAACGAATTCAAATCTTGGGAAGAAATGTCTGTGTTGGAACAGATGCAGTGTCAGTACTGGGATATGTACAAGGATGCGTATGGTGTCCGTCCTCGTGGTATCGATACCACTCAGTGGACTGAGGAAGAATTCATGGCAGAATTCGAAACCCTTGGTCGAGTCATCGAGCGTGAAGAGATTGCTCGCAAAGAAAGCGAAGCCAGTGCTGCAGTTCGTTTCGAAGCGCAGATCGATTCATTGATCTCTGCTGGTGCAGTGTCACGTGAAGCTGCACTCAAGTGGATCCACGAAGCTGAAGGTACTAGTGGTGATGATGAGTACCTGTGCTTTACCTTGGGTCTCCGCTACGGCTACTTTCGGAAAGCAGCATGATTCTCGCTAGAGAAATTACTCAGTGGGAAGTAGGTACGGCATGTAATCATACTTACATCATGACTGAATCAAAAGACAAAATCTTTGGTTACTTTAAAAAGAATAATCCCAAAGACTTTATGATGTTCAAGAATCCGATTCGTATTGATATACGATATCGTAAATTCAAAGTTATTCAACGCAATATGCATTTTGCTGGACAAGAGCCAACAAATAAAATCTGGCATATCAAAGGTAGCAAAGACAACGTATATACCGTAGAAGAATCAGAAAATGGTATGGTCTGTAGTTGTATCGGTTTTAAATATCATGGTAAGTGTAAACATATTGATGGAGTTTTGAATGAACATAAATGAATTTCTAAACAGTCTCGCTGAAAATGCCTCACGCAATTTCAAGATCGACCAATTAAACTCTCAGAGCGATAACGAAACTCTGCGTGAGGTAATTCGGCTAGCACTGGATCCATTTACTCAATTCTATCAACGAAAGATTCCAGCGTACAGCCGAGATCCAAAATTCAATACGATGACTCTTGGCTTTGCTATGGGACAGTTGTATAGTCTTTCAAGTAGAGAAGTGACAGGGCATGCTGCAATTGATTTCCTTAAAAATGTTTTATCTTCTCTTGATGCTGATGATGCTAAAGTGATTGAACGAATCATCCAGAAGGATCTAAACTGTGGCGTTGATGTATCGACTGCCAACAAGGTTTGGTCTGGTTTGATTCCTGAGTATCCATGTATGCTGTGCTCACCATTCGAACAAAAGCTGGTTGACAAGATTAAATTCCCAGCGTATGCTCAGATGAAGATGGATGGTATGCGTTTCAATGCCATTGTTCGTAGTGGCAAAGTAGAATTCCGTAGTCGTAATGGTAAGCAGATTCATCTGCTGGGTAATCTAGAGAAAGAATTCGCTGCACTTGCTGGTGACATTGACTGTGTGTTTGATGGTGAGTTGCTGGTAATGCTTGATGGAGATCATCAGTTTGCAGATCGTCAAACTGGTAATGGTATCCTAAACAAAGCAAACAAAGGTACTATCTCTGCTGAACAAGCTGCAATGGTTCATGCTTCTGTTTGGGATTTAATTCCTTACGCATACTTCACTGATGGTTATTGTGGAACTCCGTATGCAAAACGATTCAACACACTGGTACAAATTACCAGCAAGCAGAAAGCAGAAGGCAAAAAGATCTGGGCAGTTACATCGTCAATTGTTGAAACGATAGAACAAGCGCAAGAGATCTTTCAAGAATATCTTGCAGAAGGTTTCGAAGGTATCATCCTTAAAGATGGTGCTGGTGTTTGGGAAGACAAACGTAGCAAGACGCAAATTAAATTCAAAGGTGAGTTGGAATGCGATCTAAAGATTGTTGCAGTCGAAGAAGGTAAAGGTAAAGCAGTTGGAATGCTTGGTGCAATTATCTGTGAATCTGCAGATGGAATTGTAAAGGTAAATGTTGGATCTGGTTTTACAGATGCAAATCGCAAGCAGTATTGGAGTGAAAATTTAGTTGACAAAATCGTAGCAGTGAAGTATAATAGTCGTATCAAGAATAAAGCTGGAGAAGAATCATTGTTCCTTCCAGTGTTCATTGAACTTCGTGATGATAAAGATGTTGCAGATAATTCAAAGGTGATAAAATGAAAGTAGTAATTAATACATGTTTTGGTGGATTCGGTATCTCAAATGAAGCATTCGAGAAGTTACTGGACCGTAAAGGTATTGCGTTTGATAAAGTGCCAGCCAAGTTTCCAATTCGTGGAAACGACTCAGACTATTACAAAGCAGGTAGTGAACAATCTGACGCTACATACATAAGTGAGTATGAGTTCTATGAACAACGCAATGATCCAGATTTGATTGCTGTGATCGAAGAGATGGGTAGAGCAGCAGATGGTTGGGCGTCTGAATTGAAGATTGTTGAAGTGCCTGATGATGCTGAGTGGCACATCCATGAGTATGATGGTATGGAACATGTGGCAGAAAACCACAGGACATGGGGCTGATATGAAGATGAAAATCTCGCAAGATACTGCAGATAGTATTACAAAAGACAATCTAAAACAGTGGAGAACATATCTTCAGTCTGAGTTAGACCAATGGTCAGCTAATCCAAAGAACGAACTCAATCCTGACGGAGTTTGGATGCATCCAGACGATGTAGTTGGCAATACAAAATATATTATGGCATGCACTTTAATCATTGATGCATTTGGAGGATAAAATGAAACGTGAACTTGATGAAGCACTATGTGCAAAGTATCCGCTGATCTTTAAAGATCGTAATGCAGATATGCGAACTACAGCCATGTGCTGGGGATTTGACTGTGGTGATGGTTGGTATAATCTCATTGATGTTCTTTGTGGTCTGTTGACTTCTGAATATCGTGGTGCTGAAAGTCGTTATGAATCCATCAAAGATAAAGTTGGCCAACCAACATTTGGATTCAAAGATAATGGAGATCCAGTTGGTAAAATTGTCACTCAAGAACTGATTGATGAAGCCAAAGCAAAACTAGATGAAGAAACATTGAAGGTTCCAGTTGCTTCTCAAGTTAAAGAAAAGTTTGGTGGACTTCGTTTCTATGTTCAAGCTGCAACAGACAAACACTATCAATATATTTCTTTCGCAGAGTCTATGAGTTATCGTACCTGTGAAGAGTGTGGTGCTCCAGGAAAAACATACACCGATGGATGGCATCGCACACTTTGTGACATCCATGCAGCAATGTCTGGTCGTGAAGAAGAATATGAATCTGATGAGGGAGATGAATAATGTTTTATGGTAAAGATACGATTGAAGAAAACTTTGATGTTCTCCTACGAAAATTAGAACAACAAGAATTGTTTTTGTTTGATCCAATGCCAAGTTATAAAACTGGTGAAAGATGGACTGATGAATTTCGTATTCGTGATGGTCACACTAAACTTGCTGATGGTTCATGGGTTACTATTCATAAAGTAACTACTTGGGTTGATAAACTTAAGAAAGATACCACAGAGTTGTATGAACAAAATCAGCAAACTAATCGTGAGTTGAGTCTTGCTAAACGCAGGATTTATGAGATGGAATATGGATTGCGAGTTGCTGAAAAAGCATTGAAGAACTCGCTGGCTTTAACTAAGGAGATGATCAATGAGTAATTTGAAAGAAGGTTCTGTGTGGGTTCTGGTTGAAGCAATTCAATCATATCGTATGCGTTACATGGTAGAAGCACCAGCAACTAATCCAGAGTATGCCATGGATGATGTTACTTGTGAAGATGCTAAAGAGTTTTCACAATTGGCACTTCCAGAAGTGATTACATCACATCGTGTTCTTACTGAAGACGAAGCCATTGCTCTTTGTGATATTGATAATGATTATACTGCTGAATGGACTAAAGAGCAAAAGATCAATTCATTCTTCACTAAAGAGGGCGAAGGAAAAGGATTCTAATGTTTATGTTCGATGTGGAAACGCTGGGAGTAGAATCAACTTGTGTGGTTCTTTCTGCAGCTATGGTTCACTTTGATCCAGAGAAACGACCAACCTATCAAGACCTATTGGACAATGCATGTTTTGTAAAGTTTGATGTAAAGGAACAGATTGGTGTTGGTCGCACTGCATCAAAGTCTACACTTGAGTGGTGGAAAAGTCAACACGAATATGTTCGCAAGACTTCTCTTGATCCATCTCGTGAAGACATGAACGTGGAAAATGGAATGCAAAAGTTCTATGATTACATGAAGCAGTTCCCAAATGCCGATAAACAAACTATGTGGGCGAGAGGTTCATTAGACCAGATGGCAATTGATTCGCTTGCTGTTAAATTTGCCTTGCAAGAGATTACAGGGTATAATATGTGGAGAGATGTCAGAACTGCAGTTGACATTATGTTTGGAACTACAAATGGCTATGTAGAAGTAGACCATCCTCTCTTCAAACGACACGAAGTTATCAAGCATCATCCTGTCCATGACTGCGCACTAGACGCTATGCAATTATTATATGGAAAACAAGTTTAATGGATTTTTACACCAGCGTCCACTCAGTGGGCGACAAGATCCTCGTTAGAGGGTATCAAAATGGCAGGGCATATCAGCGTAAGGTAGATTTCTATCCTACGCTTTTTGTCACTTCTAAAGTTGAATCTAAATGGAAGACACTTGAAGATACATTCGTTGATGAAATAAAACCTGGAGGTATCCGTGAGACTAGAGAATTCACCAAACGCTACGAAGGTGTTGAAGGATTCCCAGTTTACGGTAACACCAACTACGCATATCAGTATATCAGTGACACTTACGAAGACGATGTCAACTGGGATATGGAACAGATTAAAGTATTCACCATTGACATTGAGACTGAAACTGAGAATGGATTTCCAGACATCAAGTCTGCCAATGAAGAGATTCTGTTAATTACCATCAAAGATCTTCAGTCTAAGAAGGTTGTTACCTTTGCTCAAACAAAGTATGGTGAGTATAAGTCTCCTCGTTCTGATGTTACGATGGTCAACTGTCGTGACGAACAACACATGCTCAAAGAGTTTATGATTTGGTGGCAAGGTAACTACCCAGATGTCATCACTGGTTGGAACACTGACTTCTTTGATAATGTCTACTTGATTCATCGCATTCAGCGAGAGTTAGGTGACACCTTTGCCAACAAGATTAGTCCATGGGGTTATGTCAATCAGCGTAAGACTTTCATTAAAGGTAATGAAGAGATTCACTACGACATTCTAGGTATTTCTCAGCTGGACTATCTCGAACTCTACAAGAAATATACATATACAAAGCAAGAGTCATATCGTTTGGATTACATCGCTGGTGAAGAACTAGATGACGCAAAGAAAGAGAATCCAGGAAATGACTTTAAAGATTTCTATACAAACCACTGGACAGACTTTGTTGAATATAACATTCACGATGTGGAGTTAGTTGACAAACTCGAAGACAAGATGCGTCTGCTTGAGTTGCACCTAACCATGGCATACAATGCAAAGATTAATCCTGAAGATGTTTACTCTCAGGTTCGTATGTGGGACACTATCATTTACAATCACCTGCGTAAGAAAGGTATTGTGATTCCAGCAAAGGCATACTCTGGTAAAGATGCTCAGTTCGAAGGTGCTTATGTAAAAGATCCAATGATTGGTATGCACAAGTGGGTTGTTTCGTTTGACTTG